CCAAGCAATTCGTGGCTTTGCAGAGTTAACATTGCAAGGTCGTAAATCAATGCGCGGTGAAGGTGCTATTACTGAAAGCGAAGGCAAGTTAGCTGAAAGAGCATTTTCAGGTGATATTGATAGTTTGACTGCACAAGAGATTAAACAAATTGCTAATGCATCCAAACGAGTCGCTGAATATAGCATCACAGAATACAATAGAAAACTAGACACTCTAGGAAAAAATCCTGAGATGAAAGATATTGTTGAATTCTACAAAGTAACTCCAATTGCTCCAATGGCAAGACCAGGTGCTATTAAGAAGTTTAATCCAGCTACAGGAAAAGTAGAATGATTATCGACATTCCAAAAGTAGGGCAAGTAGAGTTTCCAGACTCTATGTCTGAAACAGAGGTCAACAAAGCAGCCAAGAAACTATACGATGATGCTACTGCATCAGAAAAGCCACAAAAAGGCACTATGGCTCGTACAGCAGAAATAGTTACTAGAGGCATGGCTCAGACTGTGCCTGGTGCTCTTGCTGGTGGTGCTGTAGGTGGTCCAGCAGGCGCGTTAGTAGGTTCTATGGCTCTACCTATTGGCGATGCCTTAAATACGCTTGTAAACATGATTTCAGGCGGTGTCAATAAAGTCGCTGGCACAGAGATTCCACAACTACAAATGCCTAGCCAAGTAGCAAGCCAAGCAATGACACAGATGGGTCTTGCAGAGCCACAAAGTCGTGGCGAAAGAATGATTGAGGCAGGTGCTGGTGGTATTAGTTCTACATTAGCCCAATTGCCTGCTCTTATGAAATTAGGACAACAAGCAGTTAGTCCTGTTACAAGAGAAGTGTCTAAGCGTTTGGCAGAAGCACCTAAAGCACAGGTCGCTGCATCTGCACCATCGGCTGCTACTGCTCAGTATGTTACAGAGGCTACAGGTAGCCCATTAGCAGGTATGATTGCTGGAGTTACAACTGCTGCACCATTTGGCATGACAGCCACTCGCAAGGCTAAAGGCGCACCAACAGCAGAGCAATTAGCACAAGAGTCTACAAATCTGTTTACCAAAGCATCTGAGTCTGGTGTTTTATTCCAATCGGATGCTTTTATCAACAGAATGGACAATATTAGCAAGGATTTAAGAGCAGAAGGATATACACCTAAAGCCTATCCTAAGATTGCATCTGCCATAGAAGAATTAACTAATCCTGCTACCCCAAAAGACTTTACAGAATTACAATCTTTAAGAAAGATTATCAAGGGCGCACAAGCAAGCGTAGACCCACAAGAACGCAGATTAGCCTCTATTCTTGTAGATGAGTTTGATAACACTATTCTAAATGCTCCCGATTCTGTCATTATTGGCGGCAGCAAAGATTCACTAAAAATGTGGAAAGACGCTAGAGATTCGTATAGCAAACTAAAAAAATCTGAAGTTTTTGATGATATGTTAAAAAATGCTGAATTAGATAAATCTAAATTTACAGCATCGGGTGCAGAAAACTCAATGGCTCAACAGCTACGACAGTTAGCTAAAAACGACAAGAAAATGCGTTTGTTTAGCAAACAAGAACAAGAAGCAATTGAGAAAGCAGCCAAAGGCGGAACAACTCAGAATTTACTTAAATTCTATGGTCGTTTTGCCCCAACAGGTGTTGTGTCAGGCATATTCTCAGGCGGTGCTATAGCATACGAACCAACAATAGGTGCGCCATTAGCAGCAGGCGCAGCAGCATCTCGCATGGGAGCAGAAGCAATGCGTAGATCAGCAATAGAAAACTTAGCAGCACAAATGCGCCTTGGAAGGATGCCAGAACTCCAACCAAGAACTTATAATGTACCTGTTACAGGGCTAAGAGGTCTATTATCTGGTGAATTTCAGACAGAACCACAGTAAAATTAAGGACATATCATGGCATATACAAAATATTCTCTAACCCCTTCTAGTAACACAGCAGCACCGCCAGATGGTGCGCCAGAGGGAATGCTCCCATCAGCAGTAAACGATACTATGCGCGATATGATGTCGCAGATTAGAGACTGCGGAGATGGTATTCGAGATGGTACATATACCATGACTGCTGCCAAGATTACTGGTGGCTCTATTACTGGCTTATCTAGTGCGTTACCAGTAGCCTCTGGTGGTACAGGAGTTACTACTTCTACAGGTACTGTAAATGTAGTATTAAGCACATCACCAACAATAACCACTCCTGTTATAACAGGCTTTACAGAAACAGTAGTAGCCATCGGTACAGTCGGTGCATCGCATACCTTTGTTATTACTACAGGCACAGTACAGACTGCTACATTAACAGCTTCTACACCTTGTACCTTTACTATGCCTACTGCGACTGCTGGAAAATCGTTTATCCTAAAACTTACCCAAGCTGCATCAGGCATGACTACAGCAACCTTTACAGGTGTTAAATGGACTGGCGGTACTGCACCTACAATCACAGCCACAGCATCGGCAGTAGACCTAATCAGCTTTATAGCTGATGGTACTAATTGGTATGGTAGTGCTATTCAAAACCTTTCATAAGGAATTCGATAATGTTCGGTTCTCGTAATTTCTTATTTGCTAAAAGCATTCCTGGAGTTACTGCAAATTACCTTGTTGTCGCTGGCGGTGGCGGTGCATCTTATACTGGCGGTGGCGGTGCTGGTGGGTATCGTGCTGATTCTGGAATAACAATTGATACAAACTCAACCTATGTAGTTACTGTTGGTGCTGGTGGAGCGCAAAAGACATCAGGTGTTGGAAATAATGGTTCTGATTCTATATTTAACGCCATAACATCTGCTGGTGGTGGGTACGGAAGATACGACACAACAGCACAAACTGCTGGTTCTGGTGGTTCAGGAGGTGGTATAGGTGGCGGTAATGTAATCCACACCGCTGGATCTGGAAATACTCCGCCAACATCACCATCTCAAGGTAATAATGGTGGCACAGGAGGTACATTTGTAGGTGGAGGTGGTGGCGGAGCAAGTGCTGTTGGTCAAAGCGTTAGCGGCACAACAGGCGGTAATGGCGGTGCTGGTTCGGCATCGTCTATAAGCGGAACAAGTGTTACTTATGCTGGCGGTGGTGGTGGTGGCGGTTCTGCTGCTGGTGGATCTGGTGGATCTGGTGGTGGCGGAGCTGGCTCAACAACTGTAGGTACTGCTGGAACTGCCAATCTTGGCGGTGGTGGTGGTGGAGGTTGGAATAATGGTGGCGGAAATGGCGGTAGCGGTGTAGTAATCATCTCTTACGCTGGCTCACAAGCATTTAGCGGTGGAACAGTAACAACCTCTGGCGGTAATACTATCCATACATTTAATAGTAGTGGCTCTTTAGTACCACTTTAATAAGGAGGATTATTTTGTCGCATTTTGCAAAAATAGAAAACGGAATAGTGACCCAAGTTATTGTGGCTGAACAAGATGTTATAGATTCAGGTTTGTTTGGTACAGGATGGGTTCAGACTTCCTACAATACATATGGTGGACAACACCCTGAAGGCAGACCATTGCGTAAAAACTACGCTGGTATTGGATACACTTACGACATCCAAAGAGATGCCTTTATTGCTCCACAGCCTTATCCAAGCTGGACAATGAGTGAAGAAACTTGTTTATGGAATTCTCCTGTACCTTATCCATCAGACGATAAACAGTATTCATGGGATGAGGCTACAGTATCTTGGATTCAAGTAAATGTATAAATTAATGCAACCAAGATTAGAGAAAGCATGGGATTGAAATGACAACAATAGATAAAAACGAGGCAGCCTTATCAGCCCATGAAGCTGTGTGTGCTGAACGCTATACAGGTATTAATGCTAGGTTAAAGCGATTAGAGCAAATCCTAATAGGTTCTGCTGCTTTTATCATTGCCATCCTACTTTCTCTTGTCTTGAAATTAAATTAAGCCTATGAACTATGTCCGATCAATTTGGGTTTTTGGAGGGCGCGAAGTCTTTTAGCGAAAGCGTAAAGACAGGTAAAGAAGCTGGTAAAGCTATAGGATCGTCTATTGAGGATGTGCAAAAGGAAGCAGCCTCGGTAGCACAACAAAAAGCCTTAGAACGCAGAAGGCAGATCAGAGAAGTAGAAGTCCTAAAAGAACAGTATTTCAAACGAGCCATGATGCAATGGCAAAAACAAGAAGAAATCAGAATAAAAGAAGAACAGGTCAAGAAAGATTTTGTGAAAAATCATGGTCAAAAAAGATGGTCAGAAGTAGAAGCCATAAAATCTAAGATTGAAAAACAAGAGAAGGAAATAGAAAATGAGTTTAGGAAAGATTTGGCAGAAGTGCGTAGAGTTATGTGGATGTGCTATGCGTTGGCTGCAATCGTTGCTTGGTATGTTACTTGGGGCTATAAAGGGTAAAAGATGATTACTTTATTCACTACACTTGTTTCATTTCTTACAGGTGGTTTACCTAGTCTTTTAGGATTCTTCCAAGACAAGTCCGACAAGAAACACGAACTAGAACTTGCAAGACTCCAAACTGAACGAGAGTTAGAGTTGCTAGAAAAGGGTTACGCTGCACAAGCCCATGTAGAAGAAATAAGAACGCAACAAGTAGAAATGCAGACACAGGTACAAGAAAGACAATCCTTGTACGCGCACGATATAGAAATCGGTAAAGGTGCTGCACAATGGGTAACCAACTCTAGGGCGATGGTTAGACCAGCAATTACTTATGGTCTATTCCTAATGTTTGCCTTTGTAGAAGTATTTGGGTTCTGGTTTGCCTTCCATAAAGATGTGCCATTTGATGTAGCTCTTAATCTCTTATGGGATGATGAGACTCAGATTATCTGGGCATCGGTTGTATCCTTTTGGTTCGGTACACAGGCTTTCAAAAAGTGATTGACCATAAAGTCATTGAGATGATTAAACACCATGAGGGGGTTAAAACTACCCCTTATCGGTGTCCAGCTTTACTTTGGACTGTAGGAGTCGGTAGAGTTATCGACCCTAACCATATAAGGGTAAAACTTGAAGAACGAAAAAACTTACCAATACCAGAAGGCTGGAACAGAACTTTCTCTATGGAAGAAGTGGACAAACTGTTGGCAGAAGATTTGGCTCGGTTTGAAAGCGGAGTACGAAGATTATGTCCTAATGGGCTTACTACTGGTCGGTTTGGCGCACTTGTGTCTTTCGCCTTCAATGTTGGACTCGGTAATCTCCAAAATTCTACCCTTCGGATGAAACACAATAGAGGCGAATTTGAAGATGCTGCCGAGGAGTTCTTAAAGTGGAACAAGGCAGGCGGTAAAGAATTAAAAGGACTTACTACTAGACGAAAAGACGAGAGGGCTTTGTACCTCTCACAGAATCTTCCCGTACTTGAATAGGGTATTTTTATCTACTAAAAATGCCTTCTTGGGTCTAGTATCTCCATTCCCAACAAACTCTACATACTGTAGCTTGCTTTCAAATATACATTTAAAGATGTTTTTGACAGGCATGATGACAAACATCTCCCCATCATAAAAAACCCAGTAATCGGCTTGGGTAGCCATCAATCCAGAGTTCTTACCATACATCTCAATCTCTACAACGATATTGCCTGTGCTTTGGCTCATCGGGTCAAACTTAACCTCTACTGCTTTATCAATCTCTGGTATCCATATATCGTAACCCTTAAAAGCGTTTACAAGGGTCGCACAAGGGTATTTCTTGCGTAGGATAGCCAAGACCCTTTCCTCTATCTCCAAACCCCTCTGTAAGTCGTTTTGAAAGGTC